GCCATCAGGTACTGGAAATCATCAATGATAACAATTGATTTTCCGTTCTGTTTTGCCCGTTCAATTGCCGCGCAAATGTTTTTTGTGCTATCGGTACAGGCAACTGAACCTGTTTTTGTTGTTCCATCCCAAGGTTTCCAGTTTTTTGAACTGAATGGCAAGCGTTTTTTAATAACCTGTATCCATAAGCACTTTTCTGGGTCTAGGTTGCGGCCACTGGTAGATTTTCCAGTCCCACTGTTCCCCATTACTATCACTCCGGTTCCCATGTATTTTTACTCCGTTGTTTCGCTTCGATGTGATAAATACTATTCGCATAAAAACAGCGAGTCAAGCATTGTTTAAACATTATTTTCAGCGTAGTATTAAACGTAATTGCAAACGTAAGGAGAAATTAAATTGAGCAAATCGATATTAGAGCAAATCAAAGAGCAAGAGAAAGAGCAGTTAGAAAAACTTATTGCATATGCAGGGTCAGCGTCTGCTCTTGCATTGCTTATTGACACTAGCGCGCAGGTTGTAAGTGGTTGGCTTGCCAGAGGCCGCATTAGCGCAACAGCAGCGTTAAAGGTGGAAGAATTCACAAACGGAAAATTCAAGGCATCAGAAATGCGCCCAGATGTTAAACAATGGAGAAACAAATAGATGGCTAGTTTCATTTACGACTACTTAGAAGCAGGATTCCGTATATTTCCATTGTGGGGGGTAAACACAGACGGTACATGCAAGTGTGGAAACTCTGATTGCAAAACAATTCTCAAACATCCACGCATATCGAATTGGACTAACGTCCCACATTGGTCAGATGAGCAAATCGAGGTAATGGAATCAACAGGCCAGTTAGACACTGGCTTTGGTGTTGTAGTTGATGACCATCTAGTGATTGATATCGACCCGCGCAACGGCGGTGATGAGTCATATAAACGGTTATGCAAAGATACCGGTATCGACTATGAAGCTGAAAGCGGATTTGTTGTATCCACTGGCGGCGGTGGGCTGCACATCTATTTCAAGAATGAACCTCCAATTGCTTTGCTGTCTCATTTGGATAAATACAAAGGTGTTGATTTCAAAATATCCGGCTATTGCGTGGGTTGCGGTAGCCTTCACAAATCCGGCAACTACTACGAAAAGAAGAAAGGTAATCCGTGTGATTTAACGCCAATTCCATCGGCGTTGCTTGAACTATTAAAGAAGCCAGACCATTACCGTGCCGTGTTCAACGGGGAAAGTCTCGACGTAACTGAGCAAGAAATTTGCGATATGCTTGCGCATGTAAATGCAGACGTTGATTATGACGATTGGATAAAAATAGGGATGGCCGTTCACCATTCTACAAATGGGGATGGTTTTCACTTATGGAACGCATGGTCATCCAAGGGTAAGAAATACAACGGCGGAGATGAGCTCGATAAGCACTGGCATTCTTTCGGTAAGTCTGCAAACCCAGTCACCATTGGTACGTTGTTCCATATGGCGGAGGCTGGTGGATATAAGCGGTCGATTACTTTTTCAATGCCGCATGAAGAGCAGGAAGAACAGCGCAAAGAAGACGACCATCCGTTTTCTATAGACACCATAGACATACTTCGCCCACCAGGGTTCGTAGGAAAGGTTACCAACTGGATAAACTCACAATGTCTTTTTCCTCGTGAACATTTAGCGGCGGCTGCGGCAATATCAACCATAGGTAACATTGCAGGGTTACGCTACACAGACGATTTAAGTAGTGTTACTGCTAACCTGTTTGTGTTTGGTGTGGCTGCATCAGGGACCGGTAAAGAAGCGATTATGACAGCCATTATGGATTTGCACATTGCTGCTGGTATTAGCGCGGCAGTACATGGCGCTATTAAGTCAGAGCAGGAAATTATCCGCAACCTTTTACGCCACCAGATGGCAGCATACCAGATAGATGAATTAGGCATTGTACTGAAAAAGATTTCCAACGCCGGTAAGAGTGGGGCTAGCTACCTTGAGGGCGTCATTGGGACGCTGATGTCTGCATATGGAAAGGCTAATGGGTATCTCACCATTAGTGGCGACCTCAAAGAAGATATCCGCACAAACTTAATGAAAGAAATAGCACTGTGCAACGGGAAAATAGACGAAAACGAAGACAGCGACGGATTTTTTGCGGCCAGGTTAGCACGCTCAGAAGAAAGCCTTAAAAATTTAGACAAAGGCATTGTCGCGCCATTTCTTTCTATGTTTGGTGCCACTACTCCGGTGACGTTTGACGGCATGGTTAACTATGAGCAGGCAACAAACGGTTTCATCGGCCGCGCATGGATTGTTCGTGAGCACGAGACAAATCCGCGCAAGAAAAAGAAATTCAAGAAAGCACCGCCTGATAGCTACATGAATGCCACATTGAAGCAGCTTTACAACCAGGGGACCTGCAATCCTGATATGCAGGTATGTGTAGAGCATCGCGGAGATAAGATTGAAGTACGCACAGACAAAGAAGCGGAAGACATGCTGGAGCAGGTTTCCGATTGGATTGAAGACTATGCAGAGAAGCACAAGGGAGCTACAGGGCTGGAAAGCATCGTAAAACGAGGATACGAGCTATGCGCAAAGATAAGCCTGATACTTGCCATACCTAGTGGCCTACGCACAGCAGAGCACGTTAGATGGGCTTACGCTGCAATGCGGAAAGATGTTGATACCAAAATAATGCTTGCTCGTTCCAATATGCTGGCAGAGTCAGAGCGTAGTGACTCGCTAGTTGATGTTTTGCGTACGCGCATCATTTCAGCGTGTGGTTATGAGGAAGGTGAGCCAATCAGTGTTATATGTCAGCGGGCCACCAGCAAGAAGTACACCAAGCAGGATGTACAGGCGATGGTTGTCGCCATGGTTGATGATGGAAGTATTGAGTCATACGAAGTAGAACACGGCAAAACACATGTGAAGTCATTGCGGTACGTGGCAGTTTAGACTAAGATTGGTAGTTATCTGGTGTTGTGCACCATAGCGCTCTTTGTTGGACTCATTTAGCTTTAGAGAAATATTAATATTTGAAAGCCCCTCCCCGAAAGGAAGGGGCTTTTTTATGTTTCGCTCTTTTATATATAGATATATTAATATTTTAATATTGTTATATAGAGAAGTTTAAGTAAACTTTAACACCGAACTCGCCATACGATAACACGCTTTTGTTACCAGTGGAATAGTTTAAAAAACTTTATTTTTATGCATTGTTTAACTTGTAATAGTTAAATTATTGGCGTAGATTTAATGACAGGTAAGGCGCAATTGTGCGTTTGGTTGCCAAGCGAGTGGAGATTTACATGATTGAATTGATGCCGATAACAAGAAACAACCAATTACATGTCGGAGATGTAGTTTTGGTCGATGATGGTAAAAATACGTTTCCTGCTTGCGTGAAAGAAGTTATTAACTCAAAAACCGACGGAGAAGAAGTGATACTAGCCAAGTCTAGCAATAAATTCTTTAATGTTGACATGTACCTAGGCGGAAAATCATGGGTTAAAACCTTGAGCAAAGTAGTAAACGGTAAAATATATTCGCTATCAAACACAACGGAATGCATCAAATAAACACTGGAGAAACAAAATGACCTACGCAAACATCACAATTGGCGATTTACTGGATACATACATGTACGCAGAGCGGCCAGATAACTTCGAGGGCATCATCTGTGACGCTGACAGCCAAGCGGTAGTGGTTGTATTCAATAGCTAGCAGCAAGGCAAGCAAACTACTGCCAGTGTAAAGAAATAAAAACTAAATCGATTCAGCAAGCGTTAAAGATAGGAGTTATACCATGAACTATGCAGAGATGAGCAAAAGAGAAATTAACGTAAGACTTCACGCGCTTCTTGTGTGTCGAGATAAAGCAAAATTCACCGGCATAAAAGGCAATTACACATTTTGGATTGCTGACGGAAAAGAAGTCACAGCAAAATATGACCCGCGTGAGATTGCGAATTACAGTGGTGATATATCAGTTTTGTGGCCGCTGATGATTGAGCATAAAATTGTGGTTACTCAGCTAACGGATTATCCAGGTAAATTTTCTGCTGATAGAGTCGTAGAGGTGGGTGACATTGACGCTGATAAATTCTTTACTGTCGCCGATATAAGCTATCAAGATTATGACCCACTGAAAGCGGCTTGTTTTGTTCTACTTATGGTGCTAGGAGATGAGTGATATGAACTATGCAGAAGCGAACTACTCAACAATGAGTGACGCGCACATTGCGGCAGAGGTTTTGAAGATAAAGCATAACAAGGAAGGGCGAGGACTTATTGCGCTTTATGAAACTCACGCAAAACTAATCAGAGATTACGATACATTCAGCTTTGATTTGAATGACCCGCGCGATGTATGGCCGATTATTGTTGAAAATGACATCATGCTAAATCCAAATTGTGCAGATTCATTATGGAAAGCTGAGCAAGGGCTTAGGATTAAGCCAATTGGATTTTATGATGTTGCAACTTGTTATGACAAAAAACCACTCCGCGCAGCAATGATTGTTTTCTTGATGATGAATGAGGTGTGATAGCGTGGATATAACAAAGGTAATAAACAAATACGAAGCACATTCATTTCACAGCTGCCTTGATTTCTACAAAGAACCAGAAGGTGAATGGAATAAATGCCCAAAATGCGGATTAAAACCTAAAGCTTGGCAGTTTGATAATGGCCGATTTACAGCTTGTGGGTGCTGGAATAGTGAATATGACCATTTTAGTGTTAGAGCGGAAAGCGTTATGAGTGTGTATAAGCGCACAAATGGAAAGAAAATGAATGAATACGATTCTGATGGATTGAGAAAAAACTGGAACCATTATTGTGAAACCGGCGATATTTTGTTTTCAGCTGAAAATGGCTTGTGGTAATAAAAACATAGGAGTAACGCGATGTGCAACACAAACCTAACCCGTGAACAACTCGTCAGCATCCTAAGCGATGCCCAGCAACTGGTGCAGAATACGAGGTCGGCGTTAACGCTCGATGTAGCGTACAAAGGCACCAAAGAACCAGCGCTATTTGGATTTTATGAGGATGAGTGCAAAGCAGTCCATAAGCGCGTTGATGCGATACTGGAGGCAGCTGGAGTCGAGCTGGTTGGTGATTACGAAAAGCCAAGCACTGAGCATATTGATTTTGCAATCATCGCTGATGCGCGATACGCTCCAAATATCGAGCGGTACGAAAAAGTATTCACAGATAAGCCAGTGCACACTAAATATAACTCATACCGCGATGGCGATATGATTACTTTTGATAAGCCAGAAAAATGTCAGGATAGTTTTTAAATGAAAAAAGCAATCTTCCTATACGACCTTACTGGAATCATGGCACAACCTTGGCTTGATACTGGTTATGAGTGCTGGTGTTTTGATGGGCAACATCCGCAAGGAGTTACTCGCAACGGCAACCATGTAAAGGTTGGTATGTGGTTCGATTCTTACAGTACAGCGCAAACAGTGAAAGAAATAAAACAAATGGTTGGTGACGGCGTTGTGTTTGTTTTTGGATTTCCTGAATGCACCGACATAGCTGTTAGCGGTGCGGCACACTTTGCAAAGAAATCACAAAACAATATCGCATTCCAAGCTGAGGCATGTGAACTTGCAAGATTAGTTGAATATGTTGGTGATTCATTCGGGTGCGCGTGGGCTGCCGAGAATCCAGTTAGTGTGCTGGCTACATTATGGCGTAAACCAAATTACTCATTCCACCCGTATGAGTATGGCGGATATTTGCCAGTGGATGATGAACACCCGATTTATTCAGACTACATAAAGCCGCGCGATGCATACCCAAAGAAAACATGTATTTGGGCTGGTAATGGATTTGTTATGCCAGATAAAAAACCAGTAAGCGTTGAGCCTGGATATTCGGACCAACATAAAAAACTTGGAGGTAAATCACTTAAAACAAAAAACATTCGCAGCGCAACACCGAGAGGATTCGCGCAAGCTATTTTTGAGGCTAACTGCAAATGATAGCCCCATCGAAAAAGCACCGCTTCATGACGAAAAAAGAGGCTTTGCAGTGGATTGATGGCAACAACTTCAAACAAGTTCGCGGCATGAAAGGTTATTATTTAAACGACAAATACTCAGCAAATTTGCAGCATATGCCATCTGGCGCATGGGTTGTGATTGTTGGAATTAGTGATAGAGGATGAGATATGAGAGAGATTAAGTTTAGGGCGTGGAACAAAGAAAGACAAAAAATTCTTGATGTTTTTGATATAAACTTTAGAACCCCTGCAACAGTTCAGATTCTAGATGAAAACTATGTGCTTTATGATGAGCTGTTTGATTGCGTTGAACTAATGCAATTCACCGGAATGCCAGATAATGAGGGAAATAACGTCTATGAAGGTGATATACTTTTAGATGAAAATAATTACTACTGGCTTGTTTCGTTTTTAGACGGAAAGTTTATAGCTCATGTTCCTGATACTATTTATGATTTTGTTAACTTAGATGATTATCAATTTAAGGTTGCAGGAAACATCCACCAACACGCACACTTATTGGAGCAAACCAAATGCTAAAACTAAAACAATCCTGCGGTGAAAAAATCGTACTGAAAGATGCGCAGACGGGTCACCATTTGATGACGATTACCACCATGTTGGCTAATGATGAACAATTAAACATCTATCACGCTCCGCTGATTTGTCGCGTTGAATATCCGGCTGGTAAAGATGGGTTTATCCCGACTACGTTTATGCCAATTCCGCATGATGATTGGTTCGATTTTGGAAAGACGTCATTCCGTATCACGAACAGGAAGCGCGCAACCGTTACCTATCGATTCATGCAGGCGGAAGATGAGGTCTTGGTACTGCGAGCTGATTTGATTCAGCGGAAAGACAACGAAAGTGCGGAATGGCAATATTTTTAATGTGGTATAATTTACACAAATAACCAGGAGACTTTACATGCTTCAACTAACAGAAAACCAACAATTAAACGACTACACGTCACTTGCACTAACAACAGCGCCAACATTCAACACTGTGCAGACTGACGGCGTAGTGCAAATGACTATCACAGCGGTAGACGTTGGGGCGTACTTGTCAAGCCTGATGAGCACAGGAAAGCCTGTAATCATGAAAAATGGCGCAATCAAAGTTGCTGTAACTGGAAATATAGATGGCTGTGTTGTTAACGGGCAACTGGTGCAGACGGTTGCAGAGACAGCGACAGCATAACAGAATCTGCTCAAGGGTTTTGCCCCCGCACTTGCGGGGCTTTTTTATTGGTGCAACATTAACGACACAACACTGATAAACTGTTACAATTGAGTTTATTTTTAGGAGGTTTTTATGGCTGAATCGTTGTGGCAGATAGCAGCCAGAAGCGTTGGTAGACCCGCTGTTTTTGAATCACCGCAAGCAATGTGGGATGCGGCATTATCTTACTTTAAATGGGCGGAAGATAACCCGCTGATGGAAGCTAAAGCATTCTCGTTTCAAGGCTCATCATGGGTTGAATCGCTGCCAAAGATGCGTGCATTTACGCTTGACGGATTCTGGCTTCACTCTGGAATGAGTAAAAGCTCATGGTATGACTACAAAGAAAAGGGTGAATTTTCGGAAGTCATCACCAGAATCGAGACATCAATACGCGAACAGAAATTTACTGGAGCCGCTGCTGACCTGTTAAATCCGAATATTATCGCGCGTGACCTTGGCCTTAAAGATGCTACCAGCAACGAACACACTGGCGCAAATGGTGGACCAATCCAGTCTGTACAGTTATCGAAAGAAGATTTCGAGGCAATGAAAAAGCGCGTGATTGATGAGGCTGACATCTAGTGGCAACGCTTGAGCAGCATCTACTGCGTGAGCAGCTAGAGCAAGACCCAATGCTATTCATGCGTTACTTCTTTAAGCAGCGCATGGGTAGCAAGCTACTTATCGGCGACCATCACGCCGCAATAATGTCAGCTCTCAATCGCGTCCTAACTGGCGAAATAAATCGCCTGATAATTAACGTTCCTCCTGGTTACACAAAGACCGAGTTATGCACCATCAACATGATGGCATATGGACTGGCAATCAACCCAAAAGCAAAGTTCCTTCACTTATCATATTCTCACAGCTTGGCACTGCTTAACTCATCAACTAGTCGCGCAATAATAAAATCACCAGCATTTCAGGCTATGTGGCCGATTGAATTGAAAGACGATGCAGACAGTAAGGCTATGTGGTGGACTGAGCAAGGTGGTGGAGTATATGCAACATCATCTGCAGGTCAGGTTACCGGCTTTCGAGCTGGACATATGCAAGAAGGTTTCACTGGTGCGCTGATTATTGATGACCCAGTCAAACCTGATGACGCATATTCTGAGGTGATGCGCTCCGGCGTTAACAATAGGTACAACGAAACTATCGCATCGCGGCTAGCGATTGAATCAGTTCCAATTATCGTCATCATGCAGCGTATTCATTGGGATGATTTGTCTGGTTATCTACTGCGAGGCGGTAGTGGTGAAAAATGGCACCATTTAAACCTACCTGTCATCATAAACAATAACGAGCCGTATCCTGCAGAATACACGCACGGCATACCCATTGAGCACGGCCTGCCAGATGGTTGGTTATGGCCCATTAAGCATGGACCAGAACAGGAGGTGGCGCTTAAATCTCATCGCCGCAAGTTCTGGGCCCAGTACATGCAGAAACCAATCAAGCGCGATGAAGAAACAGCATTGTGGCCTGAGCGCATCATAAGCAAGTCTCATGATATCGAGACTGCTAGTGATGAGCGCATTGTGGTAGCTATTGACCCAGCCGCAAGCAACACCAAGACGTCTGATGCTCACGGCATAGTAGCAGCAGCCAAAACGAGCGATGACAAATACAGGGTAATCAAAGACCGAACACAGCACGGCAGCCCGACAGATTGGGCGACAACTGCTATTGATATCTATAACGAACTGAATGCTGACGCTATCGTCATTGAGACAAACCAAGGCGGGGATATGTGCGAAAACACATTGCGACTATCTGGATTCAACGGGCGCATAATTCGAGTTCACGCCAGTAAGGGTAAAGTATTGCGGGCTGAACCAGTAGTGGCGCTATATGAACAGGGACTGGTTAAGCATGAAAGCGGACTGCATGATTTAGAAGAGGAAATGATGGATTTCGACCCGGTTAGCGGACTAGCTGGCGGTAAATCACCGAACAGAGTAGATGCACTGGTGTGGGCATTAACTGAGCTGGCCGATTTGAATGCGGAAAGTTATGGAGCTTTCCGACCATCAGGAAGAAGATAGCCGCTATTTAGCGGCCTTTGCATTTCTCCAGACTTCCCAGTCATGCTCTAGGTAGCATTTTGCTTTACCTTGATACGTTGCGTAGTGAACTGAGTCACTACGATGTTTTGATAGTTCAACGTTGAATAGCTTGTGCTTTGCTGCAAACCATCGCTCGAATTTATCGCGCTCTGAATACATAATTAATCCCCAACAAACTCACCGGATTCTTTTCCTGCATACGGACTAACATCACCAGTGGTGCGCTTGGCTTTGTTTTCTTCCCATAGTTTCGTGTAAAAGTCGTTATCCTGCTTTGCTCGCTTGCTACGCTCAAGCAATATCGCAGCCTTGCGCTGTCGGCAGGATTCTTGATATTCATTGGTGAATAGTTTGCCTGATTTTATTTTGTCTATGATGAGTTGATTGTTTGGTGATGTCATTTCGCACCGCCGACAATCCAAGCAAACAACAGCATAGCAACAGAAAACAAAACGCCTTTTGCTATTTCAGGTAAATAATATCTCACAAATACATCTTTGTTGCCTGTTATTGTTGTGTCTTCTTGGCTCCGCGTTTTGTAATCTACGAACATAGCAAGCGAGTAATAATCATTAAACTTGTTTCTTTCGGCTGCTGCTTTGATGCACGATTCAACATCAAAATGCTTTCCATAACGATAGAACTTTTTGTTATCCATCACTTAACCTCCTGAATAATAACCCTGTCACCTTGTGCGTTTTTCATGATGGTGACGTTGTGACATTGGAATGAGATTGAGTAATCAAGGCTAATTAACTCAATAGCGCGGCTAACTGCAATTGATAAAACATCACGAATTGTATCTCCGTTAAAGAAAACGCGAGTAACTGAAATTGTCATCTATTTTACTCCACATTCAGATTCAACAATCTTAATCAACCGATGGATATAAGCCAACGGTAACGCCTGCGACATGGCGCCAACTAGAATCTTTCTAGTGCGCTCACCTTGAAATCGTTTTAGCATGTAACCGCAAGCCTTGCGAACTGCGGTGTTAGGTTTATCACTGTTTAACTCAGCAGCCAGTAGGCAGGTTAGCAACATAGAGCGGAATTCTTCCGACTCGATGCGCTTCATTTCTGGCGTGTTGCCTTGATAGGTGATTGGTAGTGCTAGGTTAATCATTTTTACCACTCCTTATTCCATATAAGGTTTCTGCCTATAGATACATTGTTCCGCTTATGCAAAATACGGTCATGAGTAATAGCGCCAATGGTTTTATCTTTTATTGCCATTCTGTAGTTTCTGCCTGCCTCTCGTTTTCTTCTCATTTTTGCATAAAGTTTTGCTGCTACAGTTCTTGCTGTATATGCCGCAAAGCTAGTTTCATATGAGAATAATGCCATTATTACTCTTGCGTAATTCAATACATATTCATTGTCTTCGTCTTGATTAATCATTTCTCATCTCTCTCAAATACATGAAACACATAAATACCACCAGAAATATAAAATGTGTCTATATACTTCATTCCTTCATCAACGGCGTGACCAGTTCCGTACACGAAAAACTCTCGAGTCTCAGTTTCTGCTTCCGTGTCAACTAATGCCCAGATATAAACCAGTTTGTCTTGTTCTTTTATTTTTAAAATCTCCGCACCAATCGGCATATCAACAAAACCTGTCGGTGTTAACTCAAATTTCCAAACGCTTTTCATTGCTCTATCTCCATCAATTTAACTATTACATACATAGTATAGCCACTATTCACACTCCGCAAGCCATATTCACCACAAAATGCTAAAATAAATCATTCCACACAGGAGCAAGAAAGATGGACAAAGAGATAATTGTTAACCGCGCAAAGCAGATGCTAGCCGCCAATGCGCAACAATACACACGAGCGACATTACCCGGATGGTTACCCGGGCAAGATAATAAACATGACCGGTTATATAAAGTTTTTGGGTTGCCTGAACAGTTGACATTCCAAGCCAAAAAGAACCTGTACGACCGCAACGGCTTCGTAAAAGGCGCGATTGATAAGCTGTGCGGAAAAGTATGGCAGGATAACCCAGAAATTGTTGAAGGAAGCGGAGAAGAAGCGAAAAACAGAAAAGAGACACAAACAGAGAAAGAGTTTTCCGCATTCGCTAAGCGTACAAAACTATGGCGCTGTTTTAGCATGGCTGATAAGTACCGCATGGTTGGCAACTATTCTGCACTCATCTTGCGAATTGCTGACGGTAAAGATTGGGCGCTTCCGGTAGATGGACTGACGCCTGAAAAAATAGTCGGATTCTATCCGGTATGGGAAGACCAACTTAAAGTTAGCTCAACTGACACAGACCGCATGAGTGACACCTACGGCGAGCCTTTACTGTGGACATATCACGAGCCGGTTATTCTTGATGAATCAATGAACACGCGCGTAAAGCCGGTTGATATCACCATTCACCGTGACCGCGTGTTCTATCTAGGTGATGTATTCACTGATGGCTTGTCATCAGAAGGCGGAAACAACCTGCTGGCATCGGCGTATAATTCTGCATTTGCTTTGTTTAAGCTAAACCAATCCGGCGCTGAGGGTTTCGCTAAAAACTCAATGCGGCAGATTCATGCTAATTTTGATAAAGATTCTGATATGCGCAAAGTAGCGCAAGCGTTGGGCGTTAAAGTGGAAGAAATTGGCGACGCTTTCCAGTCCATGGGTGAAGACCTGAACACCTTCTTGGACGCCTTCACTGTCACTCAAGGCGTAGACATGACAGCGCTGTCCGTCTCTATGCCAGCCATTGCCGAGTTCGCGCAGTGGAACATGAATGAGTTCTGTGCTGCATTAGGTGGTATTCCATCTACTGAGCTAACAGGCACACTAACAGGCGACCGTGCAAGCACTGAGAATGGCAAAGTAATGGCAATGCTTGCTGATGGGCGGCGTAACCAGGTACTGAATAACGACATCTTGGACTTCGTTTCATTCCTGCAAGGTTTGGGCTGCTGGACTGGTAAGGAGTTCGATATTTCATGGCCTGATTTGCTAACACCTTCACCATTAGACCGCATGATGGTTGTTGATAAGATGGCAGACGTTAACAATAAATCTATTACCACTGTTGGGGTAGTATTTGATTCTAACAAGATGATGGTAGCTGGTGGATATGAACCAGAAAAAGTAGATAAGGCACTACAAAAAGAAGTTGAAGACCTAAGCGCCGAAATGGACAAAGAAGAGTAAAGATAAAGCCCCATGGATGGGGCTAGTCTGCGATGAAGAATGATGCGTTATTTTCTTTCATAGAATTTACGGTATCGATATCTGGCGGAAAGAAATCATCAAATTCATTGTTGTATTGACTCATTTCTCCATTGCTTATCTTAAACGTATCACTCCAAACTCCTCCAGTTGGATTCTGCCACACCGCCACAAACTGCCCGCTAGTTGGCATTTCTGAGACTTGTTTCATTATTCCACCTTATATCCTGCTGATGTAATTTGATTTATGCAATCTTTTATCGATTCATTGTATCCATCCGCAAAGCCATCATCGTAATGGCTGTCATAAACATGATGGGCTTCTTTTTTTGGCAACTTAATCGCCTTCATGCTTTCGCGTGATGCTTTCCAGCCTATCCATGCGTAATTGGCGTTAATGTAGAGATAATCGCCATCAATTGCCGATCTAGTTAACACGCATTTGATTTCCAATTCCTCGCATCTTCTTATCCAGAATATTTCAAATTCTTCTCTACATTTGTCCATCTTTAACTCCTTCCTCATAACCTTTACACCAACTTGTAACAACTACAGCAGTTAAAGCCATCATAACCGCGCAGTAAATTAGGTAATATGTGATTGCTGTTGCTATAAAACTCATTATCGCGTCCTATCATAAAAACCTGTTTTAACCATTACACAAAAACACACTATCAACAAGTGATATAATAAAAAAAAGTTTTCAGGGCTAAGCAATGGCAACCGTATCAATCAAAGACCCGACATTTCAAGCGGGTAGAATCGTAAAGGCTTATGGTGAATTTAAGCGCAGACTAACGCGCATTAAGAAAGAGGTCACCGCTGTTTATGAGTCACTAAAACCTATAGAGACGGCAAGTAATACGCGCTCATACTTTCTAAATTCCGAAAAGACATATCTGTATGAAATCGACTTGAATGAAATCTTGCGACTGAATGAAACAATCGATGCACTGATAGAAAAAATCATGATGGATGATAACAATCAGCCTGGTGATAACTGGTTTTTTACTGGATACACTGAGGCCGCCTATGAGCAAGGCACAGGCTACGCACAGGCATTCATTAGCCAGCAGGCAGATAGTTATGCTCGGACATATCAAAACTTGCAGCAGATACTGCTTAGTCAGCCATATCAACGGCGCATTGGCATCGTATCTGCTCGCACGTTTAACGAAATGCGCGGATTTACCGATGATGTGACAAAACAGGCGAGGTTCATCCTAGGTGAAACTATTGCGCGCGGAAAGTCACCTAAATGGGCAGTTTCGCAATTAGCGGAAGCTATTGACGGAGATAAGAAACGAGCACTACGCATTGCCAGAACAGAAATGGGCGTAGCATTCCGCTCTGCAGTCATGGATGAATCAGCACAGGCTGCAAGGCAGTTTGAATTGAAGATGAGGATGCTGTGGGTTAGCGCGTTGATGGCGACTACGCGAAAAAATCACGCCGAACGACACGGACAACTTTATACGCAAGCGCAAGTGCAGGATTTTTATGCTGTGAATTCTAATTCGATCAATTGCAGATGTGCAATCGTCCCGACAGTAGTCAACGAAAAAGGAGAAGCGCTCGCTAAAAACCTCATTGCCAAAATGCAGAAGCAAGAGGAGTCGTGGATTGCGGCAGGTGGTGGGGTTAAATAAAAAGGCCCGAAAGGGCCTTTGTTTATTCTGGAATATACTTAACATTTATCAGTTCAAGAGGTTTTTTTAGCCCCAATTTATTTATACACGTGTCCCAGTGGCGGGGATGTGAGTAATACATGCGCTGGAACCTGTTTGCGCCTTTTTCTAAGTGCACACCAAACATGCAAAACATACAACCTGTGCGCTTTTCAGCTGGAACAAATACAGAACCATCTGTATATAAAACAATATCATCTAGTGTTTTTTCTATAGTTAATGATTCTATTGTTTTTGAAAATAATCTGTCTTTCGATGTAATAATGACATTACCATCTACCATCAATCTATCGTAATAAACCTCGCAAATATCAACATTGTAGCGTTTTATGTATTCCCAAACATCGTCATCAGACCAGAATAACAAAGGTGACGACATTGGTTTAGCTGTATCGTAAGCGTTACACTTTGGAATGGATGAGCGATAACCACCTTCCGATGCCATCATTCCGGAAAATGGTTTTTTCCCAGTTTCTTTTATATACGAACCTAATGGTTCTTTCTTTAAATGATCGCAGCATTTTTCGGATGTTTTAATATCTGCATCAACCAATTTTCTCCATTTTTTTGCCAACTTCCAAGATGGGGCGCTATGTCCCTCTGATGTAACTCCTTCATCATATAGCTTGTATGTGTCGCCGTTACCCGTTGGGCCAGCTTTTAACGTTCTAATCTGCCGTGATACTTTCTTGCTAACAATGGCGTAACCATCTTCTTCTATAACCTTGTTAAATGGTTTTTTTGGTCTAACTCTGGTTACATTTTCAAACTTTTTAACAAAATTACGAATCTCAGGCATTTCAAGTCCGGTGTCACTAAATACAGCTTCAACATTTGGATACAGGCTACGAACTATATGAAGCAACGCAGTTGAGTCCTTGCCACCTGAAAAACCAACAAATACATCGCCATCCCAGTGTTTGTACCAGTCTTTTATTCTTCGCTTTGTAAGCTCTAGTTTGTATTCAAATGGAAGCGCCATCCGTTGTTTCATTTTCTGCATCTCTAGTGGTGTCATAACAGATCTCCGCAGTACAATTTTATATATAGTATCAAATCATTTAACTATTACAAGATATTTATCAAAAAAGGCGCACTAAGCGCCTTACCATTATGACGATGTCGGGGATGTAGTTACTTCTTTTTGCGTTTACTTGCGGCCTTTCTTGTTATTCCGGTTCCGCGAAATCTGCAAACATCACGCTTTTGCCATTTTGTTTCCCATGGTTTTTCGGCTGGGAAAAATTCACGCATAAATGAACCTATGGTCATCATCGCCCACTACTCCCAAATCCACCTTCACCTCGCTCGCTGTCGCTTAGTTCAGTTACTTCTTCAAATGTCACTACCGGCACAGGAATGAGCATAGCTTGTGCTATGCGGTCGCCGACTTTTGGGATGTATTGAATATGGCGGTCACACGTTAGCTTCACCATTAATGGCCCGCGATAGCCTGAGTCGATAACGCCAACACAATTCGATAGGCGCATGTTGTTTTTAAATCCATGACCAGAGCGGCTGTAAATCATCATGGCATAACCTTTCGGCACATCTACAGATAATCCAGTATCGCAGGTGAACACAGTCCCACCGCACGTCTCGTTAACGTCATCGGCATACAAATCAAAACACGCATCACCATCGTGTGCATAGGTTGGTAGCTTTGCTGTATCTGTAATGCGTTTTACTTTTATGTTAATCATCATTCGCCGCCTTTTGTTGGTACTGATAATTCGCCAGAGATAATCGAATCGTAAACGAATGAAAACGCATTGCAGTTTAAGTCATCAGCGTATTTACTTTTAGCCAACTCTACCCACTCACTCCGCAACCGCTCAGCTTTTTCTTCTTGTGTTTCGAGTGGCTTAATTAAAATTGAATCACAAAGCCCGCAATCTCCACTTGGAAATCTAAAATAAAAAGTTTTTGAGTTTGACAAAACACCAACACCGAGGTGCTCAACAATGCACCCACTAGCATCGTATTTTGCCCCAACCTCAGGCAACCGCCCAGCCTTCTGGTCTTCAACCGTCCAGCGTTTAGGTTCTTGGATGATGCGGCGCATGGCGCAAACTGGGTGATTTCTCAACGACTCTGGAGTTAAATCCGATAGTCTAGCGTAAGACTTAATCCCACTAGCAATACTATGAACAACAACATCTAAACCTGTGAATGTTCCGGCTCCGTCAAATAAATCTTGATTGCCAAAAACTGCTTCATATTTCATTCTTCATATCCTAAATTATCAACATCACTACGAACGAAAATTGCATTGCGGTTGTCTTGTCTATCTTGCATGCCGCATTCAGGTACATCGCAAAATATTGAGTCAAGCTCGCATCCTGTGGTGGTTTTAAACTCACAATTCCTGCAACCATCTTGCTCAACCGCGATATACCACAAGCCATCATGCTTGAACTTGTTTTCTGTGTTTTGCATATCTACTCCCACTCGTCAGGCGACATGATGCGGTTAGGGTTGATTTCACCTAGCTCGCTATCACTAATAAAAGTGTTCGGTACGTACCATTTTTCTGAGTTTTTCGAATACCGACAAATAATCCAATCATTGCTATTAATGTATTTCACCCAATAAAACCCACTTTTACGCTCCATTTTTAATCTCCTTAATCAGAAAAACAGCCCCATAAACGAGCCAACAGGAGCCGCAATAATCCCAACACATCTAACCACCAATAGCCCTGTTATGTTGCTGAAATCGCTGTTAACAACATTGATGCAGTTTACAATCCATCCGTAAATGCAAATTAACCACATTGCGATTACAAAGATTGCCAGTTTTGCTGGTGTTCCTGAGCTTCGTTTTTTACTTAACATCTTTAATCTCCTTAATTTTCAATTACACAAAAACCTTCTAGCTTTCCATTTTCATAGCAACAAGCTATGAAACCACCTTCAACAAAGCCATTAAGTACACCAATGACCCCACTTTCTACAACGTCATTCACTAGTGCACACATGACTTGGCTTTTGGCTACAGCGTTAGTAACTGGAACTCTGTTATCGGTTAATTGCTGCAAGAAGTTGTTATCAATAGCGTGAATCTCATTCAGATAATCACACATCGCTTTAGCATTTATCATCTTTAATCTCCTTAACTGCTAATTTACGCTGTGCGCGCTTTGCTCTGTGATATGCCACTGCGCAAGCATTTGTGCCGTTTTTGTTGCAGAACTTTCGCGGTGCATGTGATGAGTTGGAGTTTTCGATGTAACTAAACTCCTCGCCGCACCAATCGCAAGGCTTCGTCATAATCTGTGAATCTGGAATGTGAACCATTTTGCATCTCAATTTGTAATCATTAAACCTAGTGTAGGTTAACTATTACATGATTGCAATACGCTTAATGATGTAAATTTACATAAGCGTAATAAGTAAATGAATTGTAGATATTTCCTATAATAAAAAAACACTTTAATAACAAGTAAAAATACGCAAATACAGAATATTAGATATGCGTGTTGTAGCTTTATAACAATAGAGTTATAATGTATTTGTAAGTTCACATTCATCATAAAGGTATTATATGAAAGAGCATGATTTTGGTTACTGCTATGCAATAGAGTTCAATAATGGAACGGTAAAAATAGGGAAAAGCGTAAATATAATAAAGAGACTGGGTGAACATAGAAGCTCAGCAAGAAAGTTTTGTGTTGATATTGTTGACATAATTTTTACAGATGTCATTCCATTGCATAGCGACATGGAGAGAGAATTGCTAACGTCTGCTACGTTGTTGTGCGAACCAAACGGGCCAACAGAGTATTTTAATGGGATTACCATATATGACTGCATGAACATTTTTAATGACGCAGGTGTTAACTTCATCAGAACAACAAAAATACCTACAATAGGAAAAGATGGAGACATTCTTGTTTCAATAAAATCAACACCAGAGATGATCGCATACAAAGCAGTTTGTGAAGACGTGAAAACTCCAGGTGAAAAAAACGAAGCGACCAAGAAAAGCAAAGACATCGTTACAGTTGAAAGAGTCATATCAATACTTACCAAAAAGAAAAAACCAACGCCACCATCTGTGATAAGACAGTGCTGCAAATCAAAGAAGCTAGACATAAGCGATCTAGACACAGATGCAGCAATAAGCAAACTTCTTACTGATGGCACCATCAAGTTAAACGTTGTCATACATGGAAAGACAAAGGCGGAGCACACAAGGTACGAACTAGCGTAAAATTTGATGAAATGCACTGATTAGTGCTATCATCTAACAATGAAACCGCTCAAATACCTCATTTATTAGGAATATCCATATTTGAGCGGCTTTGAAAATTCAGAAAATGACGTTTTTCTGTAGCAAGATTTAAAAAAGTTCATAAGTTAATATTTTAAAAAACCTAAAAGACAGCAGATAGCTGTCTTTTTTTATCTCTATATATAAATAATATAAAGATTATAATCTCTATAAGAGAGTATTTATGTATATTGTTGTTCAGGAGCCTACCTAGTATGCCACATTGGTACGTTGTGGTAAATGGTAAATCGGAGTTTATTTTTAGGTTCCTGCGGCGATGCAAATGGTAAAATAGCCACACGACAACTACGGGATAAAATCCATGTTCATTCAACTCACTAAAGACCAGATGCATCAGGATAGCGGTGACGACCTCCTGCGATGCGCCTGCACGATTGCAAGTAGTTACGGCATAGAGAACTTCATTGAGTACACAGAACAGCGCACGGTGCTTATGGCTGGCGTTAAATGTCATGCTGTTTTTGATTATGTTCGGTGTGGAGTTGAATTTGTGGCTTGCAAAGATAACGAAGTTGTGTAATAATTAAATTGTTGCGGATATCTGGGAAGGTAATCACAACAACAGTTGTGTTAAATTGGTGAAGCATAAACTCAAACAGTTCGATTCCGTTGCAAGCTTGGTGCAGAGTTAATGTAGGTGGTTCGAGCCCACAACAAAGAAAGCCTAACCTTGTCGCTACCGCTAGGCTTTCAACCATAGCAACGCTGTGAAGCGTAGCGAATGGGCAAGAGCTCTAATCTGTTGGCGTGCAAAACCTTGATTAGTTAAAAACTCAACCAGAACACAGAAATGTGGAGTTCTCTTCCTGTAATAAGGTTGCCGGCCGAGCCGCGTAAAGAGTTACCAACTGATAACGTAAGTGTAAGAGCTGTAATCTGTCGGCATGGCTATATAAATTATCAAACGCTGACCACTCGCTCCAAATTAGACAGCGCCCTCTGCATATGTACGGCGCTGTTATCACAAAATTAGTTAAGAGGATGATTAAATGGATAATCAACATAAGAAAATTAGTGGATATCGCGATCTGAGCCAGGCTGAAATTGATGCAATGAATGCAGTTAAGGCAGAGGCGTCTCGCGTTGGCATTTTGATTGAAGAGTTAGAGCAAAACGATAAGTTGGACCAGCGTTGGGTTTCCATTGCAAAAGAAGATTTACAGAAAGGTTTCATGGCAGCGGTTAGATCAATTGCGCAGCCAACCACATTTTAAGTAACAAGTTAAATCGATGCAGCGAGAGCTGGACTCTTTGACTACCAGCTACCTAATGGAAGATTTAACAATAAAGCCAGCTAATCACTGGCTTTTTCTTTGGCTAAAAATTACAAAAAACATATTGACCAATACCAATTGTGAGTGTAATCTTTAATTCATGGTGTGGAAGCCATTACAAAATCTCAAATGGTAAAAGGTCAGCTTGTTTAATCTGTTGGGTTTATTTGAGAGCCCACTTCCACACAGATAGCAAGCTGACCTTTTATTTTGGAGTAAAAAACTATGTTCGGTAAATTATTCGGTAAAAAAGTAAACCAAGCTAAAGCAGAAGTTAAGAAATTCGAAAACCGCGACCTGCTGGAAGCTGTCGTAGGTGGCTGCTTATTGGTTGCTGCGGCGGATGGTGATATTGAAGATTCAGAAGTTAAGAAAATTGATTCACTGTTGCGCACAAATAAAAATCTTGAGCACTTTGGTAGCGAAATCACAGAACTGGTTAATCGCTTCTCTGAGCGCTTGCAGTCGGGTTATCGCGTTGCTCGAGCTGAAATTCTTCGTGAAATCGAAGACATTAAATCAGACCCGCAACAAAAAGAAGACGTACTTCTTAACATGCTGACCATTGCAGAAGCAGATGGCGAAATCGAACCAGCAGAGCAAAAAGAACTTGAAACAGTTGCACAGCGCTTAGGTTTGCGGATTTCTGACTATGTTTAAAAATGCCAAGTTTGCAACGGCGATATTATTTATGTGCCTTAGCATTCTGGTTGATTTCACCTCAACGATACTTTCAGTTTTATCAGATGGTATGTTGGTTGGTGTTGCAATCTACCTGCTATGGCAGATGAAAGAAGAAGATAACAAGCCCTCCTCGTGAGGGTTTTTTCTTTGACTGCAATTCCATGCTAAAATATCACCAGTCTAGACAACTGGTATAAATTCATGATTAAGAAAATCAAAGGTAAATTCGAGCTATACAGCAAAGATGGCACAAAGCGTCTCGGCAGTTTTGCGACAAAAGAAGATGCGCAAGCGCGTGAAGATGAAATCAACAAAATCAAACACGCGAAAGAACCAACTGGCAATCAGTTGTTGGTTAACATTTCCACGCTGGTTGACAATTCCGCCATCCGCACTGAGACAATCGAAGGCGTAGAGTTTACAGTCCTGCCATCTAAGACCTTGCCGAAAGACATAGTCATGAATGGCATTATGTACCCAGCTGATGAGGTTAAGCGCACCATCGACACGCTGAATATGACTCCTGTCACATTGGGTCACCCAGTCGTTAATGGTCGCTTTGCCGATGCCTACGACATGATGAGTCAAGCCAAACACGGCTTATCCGGCGCATTCAACAAAGTAACGGGTCAAGCGCAAGACGGTAGCTGGCTGGTTGATAAGTACATCCCGACAGAAGCGTTGCAAAACTCCACCCGTGGCAAGATTGTTGCGAATGCCATTGCCAAAAAGCAGCCAATTCATACATCAACCGGGGTTTACTTGTCTCGCGTACCTGAGCTTGGAACGAACGCAGCCGGGCAAGAATACGAATACAAAGCCAACATCGACACATTCAACCACGATGCCATTCTAGTCGGCGAAATCGGCGCGGCAACACCAGAGCAAGGTGTGGGTATTTTCGTGAACGCAGATGGTGAGCAAGAAGTTGAGGTGATGTATTGCAATCTATCTAGTGGTGAGGATTTTTCGTTATCCTCAAATAAGATTCGCCGCAAATTAGAGGATGCAGCCAAAGACGCTTGTTTATTTAGCTCTCTATCAGAAAAAACCGATGAAGATGTTTATTGCGAAATCGATGACTACAACGAAGACACGGCGATATTCTACACTCGCTTCGGATTGTATAGCGTAAAATATGCAATCACAAACGGAGAAATTGAATTTGTAGGCGATATCAAGAAGGTTGAGACACAGCGAAACTATGTTTTTGGCGGTGTAATCGGCAAGATTGTTGACATAGTGAAAAGTGTGGTAAAATCAACAGGACAGGACGAACAGTCCGAAATACCTATGAATAACAGCCGTGAGGGCGAACAAGTGGAAAAACAAGAAGCCGAAAAAATGATTGCGGATGCCCTCGCGGTAAACGCATCACAACTGGAAGAATCTATGAAGAAAATCTGCACAGATGTGTGCAATCAGATGATGCAAACAATGAAAACCAATTCAGAGCAAGCCGAAAAAGACGGCCTAATTCAGCAAGTGGTTAACGCCAAACTGTTACCAGAAGAAGCCGCAAAAGAATGCGGTATCGTTGCATTGCGCGGCCTGATTGCTAATCAGAAACAACCGGCTTTCGGTCTGAATGCTAACCGGGCTGCTGGCGAAGCTAACGCTGACCCATTCGCTGACTACAAATTTGAGGGCTAATTAAATGGCTATTGGTCGTTACGCTCGTGTGAACCTTGACGGTAAGTCATGCACAAAAACAAAATTATCCGGTGCTATCACGCTGCAAGCTGGTAACGTTGTCAAGCTATCATCCGGCACATTTATCAAGCATGCCACTGACGGTAAGAAACAAGACTCAATTTACATCGTTAACACTAACGAAAGTGAAGGGCAGCAATCTGGCGATACTATCGCGGCAAGCTCAACCATTGTTGGTGAGATTGCAGAAACAGGTCGTGAATTAGCGGTACTGATTAAAGCAACTCTGGTGCTGGTTGAAGATACTCCTTTAACCTCCGCTGGTGACGGTACTTTGCGAATTGCTGTGCTTGGCACTGATGAAGTGATCGCGTACTCACAAGAAGCTCTGACTGTTGGCGCTGCCGCACAGTTGGTAAAAGTTCGTTTTGCATAAGGGGATAACAAATGTTAGTTTTTGAAGAAAAAGACCTGCAAGCGAACACCAAAGATGGTGCCTCGCTGCGAACACAAAAAGAGCAAATGCTGTCACAGCGCCGTGTAATTGCATCGCAATCACGACACTTTGTTGACATGTACGGTAATGACTTGCAACCAGTAGATATCGAAATCAACTCCGCTTTTGGTTTGGTTGGTAACGCAGGTAAACCTGGCTTAGACTTCTGGCGCGAAACTGACCGCACCAGCATTCAGGTGAAAGACAACGACCAAGGCCGTGAATTCCTGACTGACATCATGCCACTGGCTAAACCACTGTCTATCGGTAAGACATCAAATGCTTACGCAAAAGGCACTGACTTATCGACTGGCGTGGCTCGCAGCATGGATTTCAAAACTCCAACTGATTTCGACCACAACGAAAACATCTACGACTCAGACCCAATCCCAACGTTTACCGCTGGCTATGGTGTCAATTTCCGCAAAGCAACTGGCGGCCTGACGGAAGGCATCGATTTCGCGCTGGATTCTCAGGCGCTGAAAATGAAGTGGGTACTGTCTAACATTGCCGACTATATGTTGAACGGTGATACAAAAATCAAGGTTGACGGCGCTGTTGGTCAGGGTATCCGTAACCATCGTAACAGCTACCAAGTAAACTTGGGCTCTGGCACTGTTGGCGGAGTAGCTGGTGCGAACATTGATTTCACCACCGCTACCAATGATCAAATCATCACGTTCTTCACTGTGTATCTGGCTACCGCGCTGGATAACAACTTTGTAGACCGTTTGGATGTGTTGTGGGTGTCACCAGAAATCATGCGCGTGTTGCAGCGTCCTCTTTCTGGCTCAGCTGGCTTCAAAGACGGTACATTGGAAACTGAAATTCTGAAATTTGCACGAATCGGCGCATTCAAACGCACATTCAAGCTGTCAGGCGGTCAGGCAATGTTTGGTTATGTTCGCTCTGCTGACTTCATTCGCCCGCTGGTTGGCGCATCAGTTGCTGTCGTTCCGATGAGCCGTGTAAACCCATTGGACAACTACAATTTCATGATTTACGGCGCTATGGGCCTGCAAATCCGCAACGACTACGCGGGTCACTGCGGCGTGTTCAACTTCTCCAACGTTGCGTAATATTGCATCGTAAAGTTGTGTTAAAATATAGGGAGCTTAGGCTCCCTTTTTAATAAGAGAAAATCATGAAGACATACGAACTAACGGAAGACTTCGGCGGCTTTAAAGCTGGCGATAAGATTGAAACAAGCGGAGAGATTGGTGAATACTTTGCGCCGTACGTCAAAGAAGTTGAACCAGCATCGCTTGAAGTTGCTACGCCGAAACGTAAGAAATCAACTGAGCAAGGGGAATAAACATGGCCGCAATTACTACACAATCAATCACGCAAGATGGCTCGTTTGCTATCACGATGTCTACACTGACAGCATCTGACACAATCACATATTCAGCTAATGAGTACATCCTGTTTCATAACCCTACGGGTGGCTCACTAACTGCCAACGTCAAAGGCTCTAGCGCAACAACAAAGCAAGTTGACGGCGTTGGCTCTGTGTCGTTGTCCGCAGGCGTTGATGTAACCGTTGCGGCTGGTGCGCACAAAGTGCTAAATGTTAACTCACGCAAAGAATTTATGGCTGGAACAACAGTGACTGTCACTGGCGCAGCTGGTTTAACCGCTGCTGTGTTACAGGGCTAGAGTAAAGCGAAACGAGAAAAGGCCGAATGAGGCCTTTTTTTATGCCAGTGAAAAGGTGATATAATAACCAAAACGCATAACAGGTCATCATCATGCCATCAGATTTTATTGCGCCGGTTGCCATAGCGCCATCATTTACGGACGTTGTGGCAAATTCAGGTCTCAACTCAAATATACCAATCATCGCCTTTAATATCGGCACAGAGCAAATCCGCTACACTGTTTCTGCATTGCAACCGTCAGCAGCAGCAGAAAATCAAAGCAGATGGTTAAATGTCGGCGAAAGCATCACCATCCCACCTAACACTAAAATATGGATGGCGTGCGTTAGTTCTGGTTTTGTTAATTTGCAGTATGCTGATAATTGGAGTTTAGAGTCTGCAATGCGCGTATATCCAGCGCTTACGCAGCCAAAATTGCAGACATCTATTATCACCAATGCTGAGTCATTCGCCTTGCTTGGCATTCTGTATCGCTGCATTATCGAGATTGACGCGCTAGCCGCTGGAGCTAGCCAATGGATTAGATTTGTTGCTCCTGCCGACAAAGAGGTAACCATTATAAGCCGTAACTTAGCTAGTAAAAATTCAGGCGCTGAATATAGATTATTTGTTGGCTCATCTGGGATTACCCCCGGTGCTGCAAAGCCAGCGTATAACGTTAACCGAAGAATTAACACTTCACCTGCATCACTTATTAATCTCGCCACCGTGACAACACCAGGCACTGACTTTGGGCCTGTAATGTATACGGGAGCAGGATCATCCGGTGTTGGTAATGCTCAAGCGGGAACATCAAGTCGTGAAAGTGGGTTCACAATTTATCCAAAAAATACAGGGTTTGAGGCAAAGGTAACAAACCTGTCGTCTGCTGCAAATGATATTAAAGTAACTATAGAGTTTGCTGAAATACCACCAAGCGTAGCAACATCATAAAACTGTGTTAAAATATTGTGGTAACAACAACTACTAGGTGGGATAAAACATGGCAACATCAAGTCAGCCAAGCCGTGGCGGCAAGGGCAAGAAATAAATAATGGGGCTTAGGCCCCGTTTTTGAGGTTACTATGGAATATTGCATCTACTACATCACATTCGCTTTTATAGCATTACTATTTAACAAACCAATGACTATCGCAATACTGCTTTTTGGTGCGGTCGTTGATGAATTATCAGAAGTCTGGTTCGAGTATTTCAACAAGATTGAGGCTATGCAGCATTCACCTAACATATTTTATGCCGTCCTATTTATGCTGTATGTCGCTTGGTTTATTGTTTTTGATGCGCTTAAAATAAAGCATTCAACTATCGCTGTCGGCATGCTCTCGCTATACACAGGCGTGATGTTTTTTGATGCCACCGCTTCACCTGAAAACGAAACAATCTTTTACACTTCCTATCCTGTTATAATTAGCATATTGAATGCATTGATAATTATGGCGGGGTTCTATGACAATAGGCATATTAGCCTCGCTAATATTGGTCGTGTGTTATCGAATAACAAAAAGAATCATGGTGCTAATTTATGATGAATACGGTAGCAAGCATATTAGCGTCAGACAGCGCAGCGACGACCGCTGGTAAGAGTGGTGTATTGACCGGTGCCACTACGGCGGCAGCTCATTATCTTGGTTGGCTACAAAACGTTGATATCGCATGGTGGGGCGCTGCATTCTCTATTCTTGGCGTAAGTTGGATGATGTTTAATGGTGTCGTTCGGTTGATTTGGGAATACCAAGACCGCAAGATCAAGCGATATCAAAACGATAGCGGAGAAATGGAGAATGCAGAATGACAGCAACAGTAACGGCAGCAGAACTAGCAGCATTCACAAAGAAGCTCGGATTCGAATCACTAACCGACATCGAGAGCGAGGCGTTCATTGAGACTGCAAATTCTGTTGATTCAGGTTTTGATATTACAGGCTATACCGACGCAAAGATTCGACTGATTAAGCTGTATTTGTGCGCCATGTTGTCGATTAATGGCGTGCGCCAGGTGTCATCCGTCGGGCTTGACGTGATGTCAAAGTCATACAAGTATGGAACTCTAGAAGAGACTTATCGTTGGCTTGAGTCGGCTATTGAGACCGCAGACAGTGAAGGTGTTGTTAGTTCGCTAATTCCATCCAGCGGAACTGGATTTGGTTTTATTGCTGTAACGTCAGGACAGGCCGCCGATGAGTGATTTCATAGCAGAAGATTTCCTAACCGAAACTTGCACATACTGGAAAACATCCGGCGTTGACGAGTGGACAGGTGTTACCACTTATTCCGCGCCTGTATCAGCTAAGTGCTGGTACAAACAAGATTACAAGATGATACGCAACGCACAAGGACAAGAAGTGGTATCGACAGCGACATTCTTTAGTCCATACCTACAAGGCGTGTCAGTTGGCGATTTAATTCATATCGGCACGACAACGGAATCTGACCCGATGCAGGTTGCGGTTATGCCGGTGATTGGCGTTGGTCACATCCCGGCGTCCGCTATTGATTCGTCTGATTTGTATAAGGTGTTTGTGTGATGGCTATTACCGCGGTGAAAGTAATCAACAACATGCCTGCTATTCTGTCTGAAATTCAAACAAAAATGGCTCGCATGACTTACGCAGGCGCTACCGTTCTTGATGGTTATCAAGCCACCAATATCCCGATTGATACCAGTGCGCTAGCCAATAATCGCACCATTGAGACAAGCGCTGTTGGTGAAATGCGTGTTGTGTCAATTCTTAAATTCCATCAAGACTATGCTGCAGCAGTTAACGCGAAAGTTGGCGTAAACTGGAAGCGGCCTTCTGCGATTGACCACTGGTTAACTGAATCAGCAAAAGAAAGCCGCGATGAAATGCTGGCGGTTATGAAGGCGGTGTTATGAGCAACCACATTGCAGACCTGAAAGATTTCCTAGTTGCGCAAAACCTAACAACTGGTTTTATAGTTCAACCATACGAACTAAAAAGCACAACAACAGCAACTGAGCGTTATATGGCATTGTTGCCAGATGGTGGCGGTAATGCGTCAATAAGGCAGCCTTTCGTGCGCATTTTGTTGATTGGCCAAATCAACGAATTAGCGGCTTATGTCGTGAACGCGGCAGACGCGATTGTTAAAAAACTGTCACCAGATAGTCCAGACTACAAACAAGGAAACGTTGCGCTTTTTGATGTTACTAATGACATTTCGGTAACCGAACGCACAACAGACGGCCGACCATACTGCCAAATTAACTTACGCTGCTTAGTGTGGTAAAATCGAAACGTAATATTACAAACTTTTTGAGGTATAACAAATGACTGCATATGTAGGCCGTGCAACGGCGTATAGCTTTTCACCTGCTTTAGGTTCAGCAAATAGCAAAACGCTTGTTGAGCTTGCTTCATTAACGTGGTCATACATTGGCGCAACTCGCGGCAAGGAAAATGATTCGTCATGGACAACGGCAGACGCAACAACCTCTGACTCTCCAAATTATAAGAAGCAATCGTTGGTTACGTTTGTTGAATCTACGCTAAAAATCGATGGTGTTGCCTATAACGAGGACTCTTTCAATATTCCAGAGTTAGAGCTGGCCATTAACTATCCAGATGCAACATCTCAAGGTGGTGAGCCATACATGTGGCTTAAAGAAGTTAGCCCCGTATTTGGCACTCGCTATCACTTCTGTATGGGAACTAAATGCACAATTACGTCAAGCCATGATGACGTGATTAAGTACTCAGCAGAATGGTCTATTCTTAATACCGTTAAGTAACATAAGCCCCGGAAGGGGCTTAGTTTAACTTGAAGTTTTCAAGCTCAGATAAGTCAATGTCATTTTGTTCTACGGCATCAAAATAATGAATCTCAATACCTTCATTGCATTCAGATTTAATAACTGCTAAATCCTCTTCATATCCCAAGAATGTTAATTCCATTTTTGTATCTCCAGTTTGCATCGCTTCGTTGTATTTAACTATTACACACCTTCACACCAACATCAAGCCAGAAACACAAAAAAATGATAAAATGTCACCATGCTTTCATAGCGAGAATTTTTCATGATTGATATTACATCTGGCGATACGGTTATCACGTTTAACGGCGCTGACTACCTATTTCGCCCGTCACTTAAAAACATGGCAAAACTTGGCGACCCGAAGGAAATCATTGAGATTTTCGGGCAATTACACGGCGCTGGCATTGAATCAGCACTGAAAGACATAGATGGTTTCAGGTCTGATACTGATAACTTACAGCGGCGCGCGCAAGAGCTCATAGCGCATCACGGCACACACCTAGTTGCTATAGGTGAGCTGCTGCAATTTCAGACTGGAGCGGATATCTACGGGCGATATTACAAAACACTGTTGAAGCAGATATTGCCTACCGCCATTAATATCCTGTGGTGCTGCTACGGAGGTGAAAGCGATTTAACGCCTATCGTTGGCGGATACAAATCAGTGCGCGGTAAGCTGCTATATTCCATCGGCAAGGCTAATACGAAAGAAATTATCATTCTTGCGCGTCATATGATGAAGCATGGCGTAGTTGGTGACGGCGAGAAAAAGGAAGATGGCGAATATTCAGATGAATTCAACCCCGCTGAGTTTGTGGAAGTGGCGGTTGATTTGCTGAAAATGCCATTTGCAGAGGCTGAACAACTAACCATGACGCGACTTATCCGCATGTTAGACCGCAGAAGCGGCAAGAAGAAAGAAAAAGAAATCAGCCGTGAAGAATACGCAGCATTAAAAGAATTGGCGACTAAGGGGGATAAATAATGGCAGAGAATAGCGCTGGTTCGCTGATATTTACCATTGATGCGGATGCGTCAAAACTGATAACTGCCGCCTCAAAGGTTGATACCGCATCAACCGATATGAGTACAAGCCTATCAAAGACAACAAAAGCATCTGACACGCTAGGAGACTCATTCACTGATTTGGGTGGTAAGTCTACACAATTAAACACAAAGATGACAACCACGGCTGCTGGCGTCAAAGCTGCAACATCCAGCATGTCAAGAGGTGGCATTGTTGTTCAGCAATTTGGCTACCAAATGCAAGACGCTGTGGTGCAGCTGCAGATGGGGACTAACTGGATGCGCGTCATGGCGCAACAGGCCCCACAATTCCTCGGTGTATTCGGTGCGGCTGGCGCTGTGGCTGGTTTAATTGTAGCTATAGGCGCGTCAATAGCGTCCGTTTTGGTGCCGTCATTTGCTAGCGCAGAAGAAAGATCTAAAGCGCTTGATGAGACAATGGCGTCATTAAAAGACGTCATGAAAACAACGGAAGATGGCACAGAAACGCTATCAGAAAAAATACTTAAACTTGCCAAGGTTAGTGAGTCACTTGCGCGCTCAGAAATAGCCAGAGGTATGGCTCAGTCTCGCGTTGCAATAACTCAAGCTGGTGATGCTATAGGCGCGGCATCCGAGCAGGCTGATGCATTTTTTAATAACACCAACATTAAAAACGCATCAGCGCAGTTGGATGATTTAGATCTCATAGCAAAAAGATTTGGAATCACATCTGTTGAAGTGTTCGATGGAAATGTTCCGGCTCACTTTTTAGACCAAGTATCAATACTGAATGACTATGTTGGCAGATTGGAAAATCAATTCGGTCTCACAGCTGACCAATCGCTGCAATTGGTGCGGGCATTTGACCAGTTAGCTGATAACAAGACACCTGCCAACATGAGAAATCTGGCTGATGTTATGGCTAACATAAATCAGCAGAATAACTATGCTAACGATTCATTCACTCAGCTTGCGCACACCGTTTTGGATAACGCACAGAAAGGTGTACAAGCTGGTGAATCGTTTGATTTCATGAAGAATGCGTTAAATAATCTAGGCTTAGTCGCTGGACAATCAGAGTCTGTGCTTTCAGGTTCTGCCAATGCCATTGCAAGACTTGTAGAGCAAGCTGATTTGGCGGCATTTGCAATCGGAAAGACCAGAGGGCAGTTAGCTGCTCACGCGGCAGCAATGCAAGGCGCGGATGTAGTAACTCAGGAATATATTGAATCACAATTAAACCAGGTTGATGCAGCAGAAAAGCAGCAACAAAAAGAACGAGAGGCAGCAGCAGAAGCAAAACGAGCGGCATCGCAACGCGCAGCAGCGGCAAAACAAGCAGCAAATGCACAGCAGCAAGTCACCGATAAAATGGAATACACCACCAGCAAAGCAGCCCAGCTTGGCATTGAATACAACAACCTAAAAAAAGGCATCGACGACAACTCAGCAGCAACAAGCAGGTTCACAATTGAGTCAGCGACACTTGAGGCACAACGCCAACTAGGTGCGGCTGCAACAAAAGAGCAAATCGAAGCGCAAGCGGCCAACATTCTGAAAATTCACGAAGAAACCGCCGCGATTGATAAACTCAAAAAGAAACAAGCAGAAGACGTGCAGACCACGCAAAAATTTGAGACTGTAGAAAGCAAGACAGGGACGAAAGGAGAAGGTGTTGACGCGCAATACAAGGAAGACCTGAAAGCGCTAGAAAACTACCACAAGATGGCAGGCGCTAGCGATGCGCGATACCAGAAAACAAAAAGTAAGCTAGAAGAGAAATACCGCAAGGACAAGCAAGCCGCAGCGATTGAGGACTATAAAGCGCAGTCAGAATGGAATACATTTTTAATGGACGGCTTGGACGCGCTTGGCCAGTCGGCAACCACCACAATTGCAGGCTTAGCGTCTGGAACCATGTCTGCCACCGAGGCGATGCAGAATTTTGCTAACATCATTCTGAATCAGGCTGTTGGCGCGCTAGTCAGTATGGGTATTGAGGCGCTAAAAAATCAGATGGTAGGTCAAGCTATGCAAGCTGCTAATGTGGCCACCGCAACAGCTACATCGGCGGCAATAACTAGCGCTTATGCTCCTGCTGCTTTTATGGCGAACGTTGCGACGATGGGTGGAGCATCAGCAACAGGGCTGGCAACTTTAGAGTCAGGGTTGGCATCAGCTCAGCTTGTTGGTATTGCTGGTGCCCGTCAGTTCGGTGGTGGCGTAAACGCTGGCGGCATGTATCGAGTTGGCGAAAACGGACACGCAGAAGTATTCACTCAGGGCGGAAGAAACTATCTGCTGCCCGGCGACGGCGGGGGACAGGTTACACCAATGGTCGGTATGGGAGGCGGAGGTTTTAGTCAAAACGTCAGCATTGTTAACACATCAGGTGCTAGCGTATCGCACAACACCAGTGCGGACGGAAAGCAAATGCGCATATTAGTAGAGCAAACCGTAAGCAAGTCAATCAGCGAGAAGCGTGGTAGAATTTACTCAGCATTTAACCGGACAACAAACCTGCAATCGAGGGCTAGATAATGGCAATAGTCGCCTATCCTGAAAACGTACCACTGCCATTATTGACTGAAACTAGCCGCTCGCAGGCGGCTACGTTTCGAGCGTATCAGCCATTGGCTGGGCCTATTCGCATAAAGAAAACATCCAGTGACGCACCAGTGCAATATGATATCGCGTGGCGGATGTCACGACTTGGTGCGCAGCGGTTTACGGCGTGGTTTTATAATCAAGACGGATTAAACCAAGGTCGCAATACATTCACTGTAAAGTTAAATACAGAGTTTGGATTGCTTGACCACACCGTGCAATTACTTCCTGATAGTCTTGTACCTTGCACTACAGAAGGCTCGACTGTTTACAGTTACACGGCGTCCGGCATTGTTCGTGCGTTACCGATTCCGCAAGTTTACTTTGATTCATATGACTTGCTGCAGTCGGATTACTACACGCAAGCGGGCTTGTTTGACTTGATTGTTAATGATTATTTGCCGATTATTTAAGGTGCCACGATGACCTCAAACTCCACAATCTGGACAACAGCAAATCCTATCATGGAGTTCGACACTATGATGATAAGTCATAGCTCATTCTCTCCGGTTTATGTTGTTTTCAATCAATACGATTCGGTCACGCTTAACGGTAACGAATACTTGCCATGTTACGGAGAGATAACCTATCCAGTCGTTGATGGTGAAACTACGCCAGAGGTTCAAGTCGATATGGCACGCGCATTGGTTGGAGACGAAATCGAGACGCTAATTAAATCAATTCCGCCGTGGAAAAGAATGGTTGAGCCTGTTATTGCGACATTCCAACATTGGTCAGAAGAAAACGGCGGAACGCTGATGTTTGGTTACGAGCTAAACATCAGCAGCGAAGGTGTTTCGATGTCGATTGATTCGGTAACCATTAAAGCGCAAAAACTAAATCAGATGACGCGGTCAGTGGCTAGGCTGTATGAGATAACCGAATGGCCGGGCTTGCAGAATACATAAGGAATGCACCATGACAGAACAAGAATTCATCTCGCATTGGGTTGGAACCCCATGGCTTGAGCGTGGAAACTCAACGCAAGGAATCGACTGCTGGGCGCTTGTTGTTCGTTATTACAAAGACGTCTTAGGAATAGAGCTTTGCAACGACTACGATGCAAACTTCCTGCAAGGCTATATGCAAGAGGTACAACACTGGAAGACGGCAAGTGCAAAGCAGGGTGTCGCGTTCATGTGCTTTGATAAATTAACGCACGAACCTTGTCACGTTGGCGTAGTGGTTGGGAATGGCAAATTCATCCTGCACTGCAAGAACAACACAGCCCACGGAGCTACACGGTGCGACAGACTCGCCGCTATGTTAAAATTGTATCCAGACATGCAATTTTATGAGTATATCGGATGACAAGCACCGCGCTAGTTGAGCACATGAAAAGCAAAGGTAAAGCGCTATTAATTATCGACGGAATAGCGCGGCAGAAGCGCTATGAAATCAACACAGACAAAACATGGGTTGAGCAAGTCATCGCACAAGCTGGTCAGTTCGATCCAAAATTCACAGAGCTGTATTTCAATGGCAAGAAAATCA